CATGTCGTAAAACGCATTGTGTCCCATTGGCGTGCCAATAAAGATGGCGCCACCTTTTCTATCGGCTAATGCTGGCCTAATTACTTCTGGCCATAGCCGCTCACTCATCTGCGCGTATTCATCCATCACGCAATCATCGAGATAAATGCCTCGCAACGTATCCGGCGAATCACCACCGTATAAGCTAATGCGTGAACCGTTTGGGAAATCAGCCCTTAACTCGGCTTCGTTGTACTTAATGCCAGGGATAGGTCGAGAGAATGTTTTAACCATATCCCAGGCAACACTCTTAGCCTGGCGGTATAAGGGAGCAATATAAGCAAACCTTGGATTTTCTTTCGTGCTGGTACAAGCAGCTTTAATCAGCTCATTCACCGCAAATACGGTCTTGCCAAAGCGTCGATGGCAAACTAATAATTTAAAACGTGCTGGGTTGTTGTGGGCTTCGCGTTGTAATGGTCGAGGGCTGTAAGGGATCTCAACTATTGCCATCTAACCATTTAACCGTAATGCCGCCGTCCACTTCTTGCTTTTGCGTTTCTTTCCAGCCCATGCGAGCTTTAGACCACCATATAGCGGCTGTTGTGTTGCCGCCGGTAGCTTGTCGGTACAGCGATTCGGCTATCTTTGCGTTAGCTTTTGTCATGCCGACCGATAGCTCGTTCTTAAACTTGTTATACATCGTGGCCTTACATACCGCTTCGCCTGTATTAGGGTTAATGACCATTTTAGCCATGTCCTCAACAGGGATGCCGTAGCCAGCCATCGCTTCAACGCTTTTACGTTGTTCATCGGTTGGATCAAATACTTTATTAACCACGCTGTGCCACCTCGCCTGTAAAATCTTCCCAGCGCTTGACCGCCACATCGACGTAAGCAGGGTTTAGCTCAATAGCGTGTGCAACACGTCCTGTCATCTCAGCGGCTATGATTGTTGTGCCGCTACCGCTAAACGGCTCATATACTGCCTGACCAGGCGATGAGTTGTTTTCAATAGGACGTTTCATGCACTCAACAGGCTTTTGCGTGCTGTGTCCTGTTTCGCTTTTCATTGGCTTGCTAATATCCCAGATCGTTGTTTGCTTGCGACCTCCAACGTAATGACCTGTCTTTTTGTCTTTTACCGCGTACCAGCAAGGTTCATGTTTGGGATGGTAATCACCACGCCCAATCACCATATTGTTTTTAGCCCATATAATTTGTGCGCGTATGTTAAAGCCGTTATCGATTAAGCTATCAGCGACAATATGCGCTTTATTTCCAGCGTGCCACACATACGCCACGTCCCCAGGGAACAGCGCCCAGGCTTCCGACCAGTCAGCTTGATTGTCGTTTGCTACTTCGCCAATAGCTCGATCTGATTTTGTTAAATGTTTGTTTCTCCAGCTAGCATCATACTCAACGCCATACGGAGGATCGGTGACCATTAAATGCGGTTCTACGCCGTTTAAGCATTTAGCCACAACATCCGCGTCTGTACTGTCGCCGCAAACTAAACGATGTCGCCCTAATATCCACACATCACCTAAACAAGCGGTCGGCTCATCCGGAACGTCAGGCACATCATCGGGATCGGTTAGCCCTTCGTTTGTATCTAAAAACCCTGCCAGCTCGCTATCACTAAAGCCCGTCAACGACAGGTCAAATTCTAGCGCGTCTAAGCCAGCCAACTCACCCTGTAATAGCTCAACGTCCCAACCAGCGTTCAGGCTTAGTTTGTTGTCAGCCAAGATGTACGCTTTACGCTGTACTGGCGTGAGATAACTTAGATCAATAGTCGGCACGCTTTTAAGCTGCAACTTACGCGCCGCTTGTACTCGACCATGACCAGCAATGATTCCGTTATCCCCATCGACTAACACTGGATTAGTAAAACCAAACTCTTTAATGCTTGCCGCTATTTGCGCAACCTGATCATCAGAGTGTGTTCTGGCGTTATTGGAATACGGTATTAACTGTTCGACTTCAATCTCTTTTATAGCGTCTACTTTCATAACGCTAAGTCTTTGATTTTATTCATGTTGGCTCTCACCACGATAGATTGTAGACCTATTAACTCTCGCTAACGATCCACGTGAAACATCACCAGGCTTTACAGCTCCAATACCTAGCCTTAGTCTTTGGCCCAGGTGTTGCGCAGTTATGCCTAGCTCTAAAATTACTTCTGCGTCCAGGTTGGTCTTTCTTAATCCGCATATTAGGATCGCCAAATGTCACTCGGCGTACCTTCCCACCTTCCTGCACAAATACTTCGCTTTTCTTTCTGCCGTAACTGACGTCGCCTTGGCGTAATCTTCTTGGCTTGTTTAACGTAACAGTCCGGCCTCGATACTCAGCCATTACTTGCCTACTTTTTTCATCGCAATCTTGTGGGACTCGGTAAAGGTTTTACCTTTCCGCATGGCTTTACGCATTTCGGTCATATGTTTAGCAGTATGATGTTCTTTATGGCGTGCTAAAGCATTTTTCTGTCGTATTGTTAAAGCCATTATTTTTTTCTAGTTTTTGCTTTTGTTGTTTTGCGACCCATTGGTTTCGGTTTAGACTTTACTGGCAAACGTTTTTTAACCTTGCCGTACGTCCCTTTTCCATATGACATGATTATTTCCTTCTTTTTCTTTTTACTGTGGCAGATGCTTTTTTAAACGATTTGGCTGTCGGAGCGCCTTTTGTGCCAGGCTTCCTCATTGTTTCGCCAGAACCTTTTTTAATTCTTTCGCGTTTCGCGTGGATATTTGAATATAAACCTGGCTTAGCCACCCTTATCTCCTACAGTAATAAAAATAACTCATCGTCATCTAATAACTTCTTTTGCCAGGCATCAGCACGCACTTTGCTGGGGCCAGCCAATCGGTTATCGATACGTTTGGTTTTGCGAGTAATTAATAAACCTAAGTTCTCATCACCTAGCGCATTAGCTAACTTAGCTTCATCGCTGGTTTGCGATTTACTGCGCTCTAACAGCTCCCTTTCTTCCTGCGGATTCTTTACCAGGACACGTTGACCTTGTACCTGGACTCGTCGTGGATATTTCATTTCTTGCTTTTCTTGTAGCCTTTAGCGTAAATAGCTCGGCCTTGGCGCTCTGCTTGAGCCTTAGTCTTGTAAACTTTGCCAGAATTACCCCAGCGATAACCGCCACGCACTTTCTGAACAGGCATTATTTCTTTTTGCCCATAAACCGAGCAGCACCCTTAAACCCAAAACTTGCCGCAACAATCGTTCCTAGCAAATATTGATACCAATCTGGCGCCTTATCTAACGCCTCAAAAAAATTGCTGACCCGTTCTTCCTGGCCAAACAGCAATAAAATAATCGGCAAGGTAAACACAACCGTTAGCCATTCATCTTTCCAGCTCCCTGCGCTGGCTCTTGCTTGCTCAACATCCCATTCGACTTCACCAGTAGCGCGTTTTTCCATTACTTTAGCTTCGGCTTCCGCTGTTGCAACTTTTACGCGAGTATTGGCTTTAATCTTTTCGTTCCGGCCTTCCATAAAAGTAGATGCCAGGCTAGCTATTGGCCCTAAAAATGCTTGAAACATTAATAACTCCAGATAGTAGGTCGTAAACCTTCAGTAATTGTGTCCAAATGTAGAAAGCGGCCACCGCCTTTCTGCTTTACGCCAATTCCTGTAAAGCCCATTGACATTGCAATTTTTAGCACTTCATAAGCAAATGTACGGTCAACAGCTAGGTCGATGGCCATACCAGTCGTGTGCGGGCCTGTTTCGCCTGTCCCTGATACCTTACTGTTATGTGATGGACACCGAAAACCAGACGAGACACGTAGTGGTTTGTTTAATTTTTCGCGCAACTCATCGAGCATCATTAAAAACTGAGAATCCATTGGCGCTTGTTCGCACCCGCATTTGCATTGCAATTCAGCTTTAGAAAAATATTTACTACTGTCCATTGCGATCTATTACCCATGCACCAATAGTTGCAAGCCCTGAGAATACAGCCAGGACAGCAGCGCCGATCGCACTGTGCCATAGTTTTTCCCATCGTTTAGTACGTTTTGCCTGGCGCTCAATCTCATCGCGTAACCATTGATGATGTTGTGCGTGTTCTGAAGTGTTTTGTGATTGCTCGATAGCTTTTGCTATCAGTTGCGCATCTTTTTCACTGATAGCCATATAAGCCGCCCACAAAAAAAGCCAGCGCGGGGCCAGCTTTTTAGTTAGAAATCGTAATTATAGACTTATTATCCGTATTTTTTCCGCAAACACAAGCATTTTTATACGTTTGCCGCACCCTACTAAAACATGATCTTTTAGTACCTTGACAAACTATGTTTTATTTGTTTAGCGGATTTTCTAAAGCTCGTTTAATTCGCAAGTCTAACTTTTCCTCAAGCCCATCAATTTGATCATCCAATCGCGCCATCTTATCTGCTAACCGTCCCTCGAAGGCGGTGATCATTGAGCGCACTGATTCGACGTTTGCTCGATTCCTAAGATCCTGCTTATCTAAATTTCGGTACAGCGTCGCTATATCTTCCCTGGTCTGATTGCGCATATCGACCACTAGCTCTTTTGTGGCTTCGTTGTCTTGTTTAAATAACTCAACAGTCGCCTCGATACCCGACAGATCTGGCGCGACGTAGCTTTGTATTTTTTTTTCCATGGAAACGTATCGGCTATATAGTTCAAAGCCACCCCATAAACCACCAATAATTGTTCCAACCAATGGGACTATCAATAACAGCTTTGAGCCTCCAATTTTGATGCCGCCATATTCTATTTCTGCCATTGCTGTTCCTCCATCTGTAAATAAAGCTCGTTTTCTGTAGCAAACCAAAACCTCGAATAAGGATGATCGTAGTTTGTACCGCCTGGCAATTCGTTTGATTGATACCAGGTTGGATTATCGACGAGCTGATTGTTGTAACTTGAAATGTCTGTGCCGTAAGTCATTGCGGCCAATGCGACGTTTTGCACCTGTGAGGTTGTGTAACTTTCGGCCAACTTAGCTACAATTGCCGTTGCCACTCGTTTTGCAATCTCTTGTTTAGTAGGTTTTGGCTTACTTTTAGGCTGATTTGCTACTTTTTTTGACGCCTGTGGTGCTTTCTTTTCGCTTTCACTGGGGCTAGATGCTGTTCGTGGGGCCGTAGGCGCTTCATTTTCTGGCTCAACTGGCGTATTTTCGACCTCCGGCTGGCTTTCGACTACTGGCTCAGGCTCACTTGGCGTAGGATCAACAGGCTCTATATCAAAACTTTCTACGGTTAATTCCACCTCAACCTCTGCATCAAATGTTGCAATTGGCGCCATTTCAATCTCAGGCTCTAGCTCCAGCGTCGGCATATCAACAGTCTGAACCTCGACTGGCTCACCCACCTGGGCCATTACCGCTTGTGTTGTAACATCCGTTTGATCGTCAAAGTTCACAATCGATGGTGACTCAATCTCTACAACCGTTGGCAGTTCAACTACTTCCGGCTCGACTGCTTCGGTGTCAGCAACCGCTTGCACTGCAGCTAATCGTTCTTCCTCTATTCTTGCTTCTTCCTCCAGACGCAAACGCTCTATTTCTGCTAATCGCGCCTCCTCGGCTAACCTAGCTTCCTCTAACGCAACCAGCCTTAAGCGTTCAATCTCTGCCAGGCGCTCTTGCTCTACTCTTTCGGCCTCTAGTCTTGCAGCCTCAATCTCAGCCAAACGCAATGCCTCGGCTTCTTCCAATGTGGATAAACGAGCTAATCGGTCGTCTAAACTGTTAGTAACATCTAAAACGTAATCATCCATTAGCGTATTTTCAATCAGCCGATAGATTTCTGAGCTGATGTATTCAATCTGTGTGTAGGTACTAATCACAAACGCATCGCTAAATTGCGGCCCCCATAGCCCAGAACCATAGCCATCATCTTTACCTGTAAGAGACATTAGCGCATCAAGCGCTTCATAAGTGTTTGGCGCAATGTCCTGGCTAAACTCGTAATCTTTTAAGCCGCTATAATCTAAGACAAATTCGTGCGTGTATTTTTCGACTGAGCTATTGTTATTAAATAGCTCGAGCGCAATAGTAAGGCTATCTTTACAATCACCATTCGTATCAGCGCACAATGGCAATGACGCATTTGAGCTATGGCTTTTAACTGTAGCTCCATAATCTAAAGTAAAGCCTGCCTGTATTTCTTCGATTGACATGCTGTCGTTAAGTTTAATTTTGTCAGTATAAAACGTGCCACCTTGATACCCTGTGCAATTCGAACCTGTCACGCAATAACTACGAAAATTTGTCGTCGAGGTCGCATCGCCCGATGTATTCCAAGTCGATATGCCTGGCACTAAGTTTTCTGTTTTGCCAGCGCTGGTGCTTTGCGTTGTGATTATTTCAACATTGCAATTAGCCAAACTGGTACAGGTCGCATTGTCATCGGCTAACGCGGCCCCAATAAAAAACAACAAGCTAATCGTCGTAAACATATTTGACCTCGCCTTTATGGCGTTGCCATCTGCCAGACTTGTATTTGGTTTTTCTTAGCTGTTTCCAATCCGGCCTTTCGTGCGGATTTTCATTCCACTTAGATTTAGCAGCGTCGCCGATAAGCCCCTGGTAAGGACATGGCGTGCCTGCGTGTAACATGGATTGAAAAACAGTCGGGTCAGTACATAACACAGAAATCGCCGCAACCTTCATATTCATCATGTAAAGTTGACGCGACAGTTTTATTAATTTGCAG